CTAGCAAGCTCATGCATAGCAGACTGCTTTTTCTTGACATCATCTTGGGCCTTTCTGAGTTTCGTTTCCTGATCTTGCAGTTTCTCGCCAAGCTCTTTCTCTTTGGCTCTGGCTTCATCATTCTTTTGGGCAATGGCAATCTTCATGTCATTGTCTCTGTCTTCCCAGCCAAAGTGATAGCCACCTCGGTAAGAGCCGAACAAGGCAATGCCGATTGCCAGGGCGATATAGGGTAGTGGGATGCCAAACATTATTCTGACTCCTGTCTGGCCTGCGCCAGCTGTTCGCGCTCATGGTCATCCTCAAGATGGTCCGGTGGCGTGTCTGGGGGTGGACCAGGGGTCCAAGACTCGTCTAATTCTGGATTGGTCCACTTGGGCATAGCGCCAAATGGCTGGCTGGGGATGCCGTTGGTGGTGGCATTAAACCCGTGATTGTTGCTGTATCCATACTGGCCATATTGCTGGCCCATCGGCTGACCAGGGCATTGGCCCATCTGCATGGGTGGTGGCTGCTGCCTAGAAGTCATTGCCCGTTTACCGATAACACCGCCAATGCCGCCCACAATCAATAGAACAATGTCGTTCAGCATCTTGGTGTAAGCCTGGTCAATCGGGGCCATGCTCTTGATAGGCTGGGTGACAAAGGTCACAGAGTACAAAAGCGCAATCACGATAAAGAAAAGAATCAGGGTGACAGCAAGCACCACAATGCTCCAGACCCTGACCTCGATCTCTTCAGTTGTTAGGTTTAACTTCGTCAACTTTTTTCTCCAAGATTGGTGCGACTAAATACTCAGGACAAGTCTGGGTAAACATACATCTAGGCTTTTGGCACTCAGTTGCGTGAAAATTGTCAGGATTCTGGCACTTATATCTGTACCTTTCTTCTAAGCAGCCAGATAAAAACAACCCAACAATAGCAACAAAGATAGTGTTTTTCATTGTCTTATGTGATGTGTAAAAAGTGCATCTTCAGCCGCTTGCCTTGCCATAATTGCCTCTTGCATTGTTGCGTAGTAACCAAGATGCTTCTGTTTGTAATTGTTAGTTATACAAGCAGACCAAGGTTTTGACTTCAATCTAGTTTCATATCTAACACCACGAAAACCTGATGTATTTTTACTTGCCTTAAACAAGTTTTCACTATTCTGCTTCTGAGTCGCCAATCTCAAATTAACCGGTCTATTGTCTTCTTTATTTCTATTTACATGGTCAATTTGCAGCAATGGAATTGCACCATAAACATATAGCCACATCAACCTATGTGCGTAGTAATCTTTTTGATCTAATCGTATACAAACATATCCAATTTTTTGTTTTGAACCTGCTTGTTGACCTTTTTGCGCTTTACCGCCCATTGTGTTTTTCCAAGTAAAGATTCCCTTCTCAGTATCCACCTCTAGCAATTCGCACAAACGCTCCCGTGATAAACTAATTTCAGCCATTTGATGTCCTTTCATCATTTAGGTTAGAGATGCCAAGTAGTTACCGCCACTTGGCATTTCGCATTTTACTCTTGCCAAATACATTAGCAAGCAAATATCTCATTTGCCTAATCCTATTCTACCAAGCAGTAAATTAACGATCCGGTCGGAGAGGTCATCAGGTAAAAATTTGAGGAAGCCAAGGGCATATAAAGCCACACACCCGTAAACGAATATCTTGAGGCAGAGGTCAAAGGTCTTTTGATATTCATTCACCGACCACACCTTCTTGTTGTCTCGCAGAATGTCATCAACTCATTTACGCCAACAAAGACTAAAAACAACACAAAGAAGATTCCACCTATTGCCAAGCCAATCTCTAGTTGTTCTTGCTCTTTCTCTTTGGCGGCTTTCTCTGCCTTCTTTAAAGCACTTATCTCTTTGGCATCTGCCAAGTCCATCTCTGCTTGACGGGCTTTAATCTTGTTCCAGACATCAATCTTACCCGTCTGCATGAAGAGCATCTTTAACTCTTCTTCAAACGCCCTAGCCTGTTCTAAAGCCATCTCAATCTGTAGAGCCGTACCCATGTTTGAGCCTTTGCCAGACTGTTTAGCCTGAAGCATGGCTTTGGTAGCTACAGACTTGGCATCGAAAAGTTTGCCAATCATGGGCGCAAGTGAGCCTAAGTCATTGGCAACATTGGCTGCCTTCTTGACCATGCTGATGGCGCTTTGTATCCCTGCTAGGGCCGTGATTGGATCGATCATTTCCTCTTCTCCCACTTGAGACAAACAACCTTCCGATTGTAGACATCACCGGTCCAAGCCCACCTGGTGCATCGATATTCGGCAGTGGCTGCTAATAGGACCAGAGCATAGATCATGGCCAAAACAAAATGATGACAGTAAAGCACCAAATGATGGTGGCCGTAAATAAGGCCGCAGCAATGAGTGCTACGGCCCAGTCTCTCATAGCCCGAAAATCTTCTTGACGAATTCGGCAGCCACCCCTGGTCCAAACAATACCGCAATGATTACCGCATAAAGCAAATACTCAATCTTGGTCATGCGCTTGTCTCCATCGCGCAGTGACTTGTCTATGTTGTTGTACCTCTCAAGGCAAACAACTTCGTGAATAGACAATCGCTTATCAAGATCGGCATCCATGGTCACTGCACAGTTGATTCGTCTTTTGGCGCTTGCGCTTCAGCCTGGTCCTTGATTTTTACAATCAAAGGCCACACACCAGACTTGGCTGGCATCTCACCCAACACATTCAAAATGAATTGGACTTCGTTTGTTTCTAACTCTAGCTTCATGCTTGACTCCAAGGAGTACCAGTAGCCGTAACAGGATTCTTCTGCAAAGCAATCTGAGCCGCCAAAGCAGTCTCAGTCGCAGTCTTATCGACCCCATTAGCCCAGACCCAACCAAGCACAGTTTCTTCTGTCAGGTCTGCATAAGGAATCGTAGGTGTTCCATCTGCCCATGAGCAAGTGGAATAGGTAGAAGCTGTGTAATCGCCATCTACTGCTGTGGCTTGCCAGTGTGCAGTTGTTACAAAGCCGTTTGAGGTTTCACGCTCAAGTGTTGAGATAGTCCAAGTAGTAGTCATAATTTACCTTTCAGTTTGTTTCGAGTTGTGCCACTCGGACACGCAAAGATTGAATTTCCTTGACCAACATTGGCACAAGTTTGGAGTAGTCCACAGCCATCATTTCATCTGTGTCTGTTGGTTGGTGTACTGCCTCTGGTGCAACAGTCATAAGTTCTTGAGCAACAAAGCCATAACGCTGGTGAGTGCTGTTTAATTTCCAATCAAACTTACGAACTTGCAAAGAGTCAATCAAACTAGATGCTGAATCAGCGTCTTGGATGTTTTCTTTTAAACGTTGGTCAGATGTTGTGTTGTATAAAACACCAGAGCCAATATGAGTAATGCTACCAATTACACCGCTACCATTTCCAGAAAACTGAATAAGGTTTCCACTAGCGGCTTCATTACCAACCATCATTGGAATACCAGAATCAGCCCGAGTAGTTATTTTTCCTGTACCACCAGAAGTTCCACCACCACCTGTATTTACTTGGAAATTGCCTGATGTATCAAATCTGCCAGCTTCTGCTGCATTTGTTGCAAAAATAAGTGGATGATTTGTTGCTGTTCTAATTAACCCCGCAGTTGTTGTTGACCTAATTTGTGTTTCAACAGGGGTTGTTGAGTTGTTAATTGTTAGGGTAGGAATGGATGTTCCGTTAATTTGAACTGGTGAAGTTGCAGTACTTGTAAAATTAGAAGTGCCTGTGCCGCTAACATTAATATTTCCACTTACATCAAGTTTCTGTGATGGCGAACTTGTCCCAATACCTACATTGCCATTGCCCACCACATTAAAAATGTCAGAGCCTTGTAAATTGATAGTTAATTTATCGTTTGACGCAGTACCACTAGGCGAATAACTGATAAAACAATTTGCTGATACGGCATCAGTCATTAGCATTTCAACACGATTACCTGCGGTCATGCTGTTAATCGAAAATTGATAGGCAGAACCAATTACGCCTGTTCCATTGGCTTTAGAAACTTGTAAACTTTCTGTTCCAAATGTTGCGCCTGTTCCAAATCTACCAACTACTGCATCGAGCCTAGTTCCATTAAACTGCAAGTTAGCACTAGTAGCCAATACACTTGCAGACGATGCGAACACCACACAATTTCCCGCGAATGGGGTTGCACCGCCAAGACCTGTACCACCATTGGCAGTAGGAAGTGTTCCTGTCACACCAGTAGTTAAAGGAAGTCCTGTCGCATTTGTCAGGGTTGCACTTGTAGGTGTTCCCAATACTGGAGTCACCAAAGTAGGTGAAGTCGCAAAAACAGCAGAGCCTGTTCCTGTCTCATCAGTCAAGGCAGAACGTAGGTTTGCGCTGCTGGGTGTTCCCAGAAATGTGGCAATGCCAGTGCCAAAACTTGAAATGCCTGTGCCACCCTTTGAGACCTTTAGCACTGGGCCTGCATCAAACAATGCGTCAATGGAGTCCAGATCGGTGTTGATCTTCGTTCCCCATGTGTCAGTGGATGCACCGACTTCGGGTTTTGTAAGTAGTAGGTTGGTCGTTGTGGTATCAGCCATATTTCACCTCATGCGGCAATTTGCCAAGATTCGCTATTATCCGCAATTGGTGTCCAACTTTCACTGCTGTCACTGATTGCGGTCCATGTTTCTGATGTGTCTGTGATCGGTGTCCATGTCTCTGCATTGTCAGAGATTGCATTCCAAGTTTCTGCCGTATCACTCTCTGCCACCCATTTTAGATTGCCAGCAATCGTCATGGATGACTGGCAAGTGAAATTGATGGCAAAACTTTGTCGTCTGGTCGCGTTGATGCTCACACTGGATGTGGCTGCCATCAGCACTGATGCGCGCAAGACCACCTTGGTGGCCACTGTCATGGTGGCAAAGTCTTCAATCAGAATCTGAATCAGTGGGACTCTGACAGCTGCCACCGACATGGTGCTTGTATCGACTGAGGCAAATGCACCAATGGCCACTCTGGTGGCCGCAATGCTGGCGCTAGAGCTTGCCGCGAGTGTCGATGCGCCTATGGCATACCGCACCGCATTTGCGGCCATGGTGCTGGCGCTGGTGGCCGTGGCCGAGGCAATGGCCACACGTTGTGCAGCAGCTGATGCACTGCTAGATGCTGAAACCGAGAAAGATGCTGTCTTAACGACATTGGCCGAGACTGTCTCTGCGCTAGAGGCTGAAACAGAAAACGCGCCTATGCAGACGCGTTTTGCGTCAACTGCCGCAGTGCTAGATGCGGCAAAGGTTGCTGCCCCAAGGCTTACGCCATAGGAATAGTTCCCTTGTCCGTATGGGCCAGAGCCGTAAGCTGCCATGTCATGTCAGGGTAACGTCAAGGTCGCCAGCGGGAATGCGCAGCACATCGCCGTCATTGATGGTGCGAGCTGTGGTCAATGCTGCCCAGGCTAAAAGATTGCCGCCAGTAGATGCATCAAAAATGCCTGCCCAACCAATTGATCCCCAGTTGCCACCGCTGGCAGCTGCAAACTCGATGGCCGCTGCGTTTGTTGCGTTTGTGGGGCTTGTGCCAGAGATCGTGATCGTGCCAGTCACCACCCGCGCATAGGCGTTGCCGGAGACTTCAGTGCCGCCACCCGTGTCAGATGGTGCAGCCGTGAATAGGCCGACATACCAAGCCGTGGGGCGTGTGGCCGAGCTATTGGTCAAGAGCCAGGTTAAAACTAGGTTTTCGGTGTAGTCGGTAAAAGATGACATATACAGTCCTTATCCAAAAGTCTTTGCACGGGTAAGCAATGCACCACCAGAAGATGCACCGCGATCATCGGCAGTTTGTGAATCGTTCAAGGCTCGCTCATAGAGTGTTGCCCATGTCTGGATTCTCGCATCATCTTGCAAGTATGGTGCAGCCTGCAATAGCGCTCCATACAGATAAATGTCGGGGTTTGATGTCAAAAGCCAGTTGGTGGCCACAGTGCTTGATAACTTTGTCAACTTTGCGTAATAGGTCAGCTCAGTTGTGTAGGTGGCATCTGGTGTTGGGACAATTCTCAATTGGCCACCAACAATGCCAAAAAATCTAGGCTTGCCACTGGCCGTATATTCGGCTGCCTTATTGTCCAAGGCATCAATGCTCAAAAACTCCAATGGGGTCTGTGGGTTTGTGCTTGTGAGCTTGAGGGATTTAGTCTCAAGAAAGTCAGCAGGCACTGCGCCATATTGCGCGTCAAAAGACGCATTGGCCCTGACGATCATCTGCCTGGTGCGCAGTGTACGTTCCACTTGCGCCTCGGCCAGAGAGATAAAGTCAGGAATGACAGAAATCAGGTCCGACCGATTAAGCCAGTCACCAATAGATGTCTTCAGTTCTGTATAGGTGCTAAGTGCCATTTTTTGCCTCTTTGTCCAGTTCCTCTTTCACAATCCATGTGTGAGGGTGGCCAAACTCAAAAGTGCCAATGTGGCCAATCTCTTGAGAAACGTCATGGTCAATGTAAACCTTGTAACCCAGCTCTTGAGCTTTCTTACAAAAGAACACATCCTCACCCATGTAGCCCCGTGTAGTCTGCCAAGGCATATCAAACCATGGCTCAGACATACCCTCAAACACCTCGCGCTTGATCAGCATTATGCCCGTTCCAATGCTTCCCACCTCTTCCAATCCAGTCGAATCTGGCATGGTGTAGACGGGGATTCGTTTGCCGTTCTCGTCATAGTTCTGGGCCGTTGGGCCAGTGGGCATTCTGCGCTTGGCACAGTTGGCCGCCACAATCTCTTTGTCGTGCTTTAAGAGTCTTTGGACCATATCTTGGGGAAACGTCATGTCCGAGTCAATGAAGAGAATGTGTGTGCATCCCTCTTTCATGGCATCCAAGCAAAGGTCAGCCCTTTGGTTTTGAATGATCGTGCCTTGCATCAATTTCAGACTAATTGCGTCTTCGGTGTTGAGTGTGTGATAAGCCACAAGGTTAACCATGCAATAGCAATAGTTGGTGTGGACTTGGTCACGGGCGGGGGTGCAAACTGCAATGTAGTTGCTCATACTTTCCCAGGTCTAGTTCTAAAAAATTGGTTGTCGGAGTCGTTGAGCCAGCGTTTCATATATTCTTGGTCATCGATCTTGCCCTCGGCCTTCATCTTGTAATAAAGGGATTCGGGGATGGATGCCACCAAGTGCCACTCACCGGTCCAGTTGGCTTTCTCATCTACAGCGTTATAGATGGCCTTGTTGGCCTCAATCACCGCTGTGACATCTTGTTCTGTTTGGATCGTCACATCGCCAGTTTCTGGGTTTTCATGCCAGTAGCGCTTGATGCCTTGATCTCTGTTTTCGCTAAGTAGTCTTTTGTGAATCATGTTAAAAAAAAGGGCCAAGTTTCCTCGGCCCTTTCCGTTGACCTTCCGATTAGGAAGTAATCAGGTCTGCTGCCAGACCATGGGCATTTTCAGCCGTAACTTTGTGACCCCATTCTGCGATCAGCATACGCTTTTCAGCATCGCCAGTCTTGGCCAATTCGACTTGGCTGTAAGGGCGCAGCACAGTCATCTTGGCGTAGTCAGGATCGATCACCCATGCATCACGCTCACGCTGGAAACGATTTGCAATCACTTGCACATTGCCGAAATCACTGCATCAATGTTAAATGAGACTCGCTACCTTCTCATCCCTCTTTCGAGGCTACCAGTTACCTGGTAGATCAGACTATCTCTTCACCCTCATTATGAGGGGCTGGGCACTTCGGACCGCTTGGTCCTACGAGGCTCTCACCTCTAGTCGTTACACCTTCTGATTTCTCAGCTTGGCTCGGTATTGTCCTTTGTCCGGCTTGACAGTTAGGAGGTTCACCGAATTCACCCAGTTACAAATAAGCATTACTGCTTATCGACGCCATTAGTTA